CATTAATAGCATCAAATTCAGCAGTTCCTGAAAATATTACAGGTGGAACAAGTATAGATTTATATTTTAGTGCATTAGCAGTTCCTGCTACTACATTACTTGCTACAGATAGATTAGCAGTTAGATTTTATGTCATTCATAGTGGTAGGACAATAACTATGCATACCGAGAATAGTCATCTATCTCAAATCATAACAACATTTTCAACAGGATTAACTGCATTGAATGGATTAACTTCTCAAGTGCAATATCTTGCAGTAGGAACATCAGGAACAAATTTTAATATATCTTCTGCTACTGATACTCATACATTTAATATACCAACCGCATCTGCTGTAAATAGAGGAGCATTAAGCTCTTCTGATTGGAATACATTTAATAATAAGCAAAATGCTATAACAACTGGTACAACCGCTCAATATTTTAGAGGAGATCTATCATTAGCAACATTTCCTACCATACCAACTGTCACACCTTCTGCTTTAACAAAGGTTGATGATACAAATGTCACTTTGACATTAGGTGGATCACCATCTACTGCGTTATTACAAGCAACTAGTTTAACACTTGGATGGACAGGCACATTGGCTGATAGTCGAATTGCTAGTGCGGCTACATGGAATGCTAAACAGAATGCAATCACGTTAACTACTACAGGAACAAGTGGTGCCGCAACATTGGTAGGTGCAACTTTAAACATTCCTCAATATGGTGGAGGAGGTAGTAGTGTGTCTCCTATAGATACTCAATTATTCATATCAAGTGGTGTATGGACTAAACCAGCAGGAGCTAAACAAGTTGAGATTTATTTAGTTTCTGGAGCTGGAGGAGGTGGATCAGGAAGAAGAGGGGCTACCCTTACTGCTAGATATGGTGGCGGAGGTGGATCATCAGGAAGTGCAACAGTTGTTAAATGTGATGCATCAACATTAGGTGCTACAGAAAATATTTGGATAGGTACAGGAGGAGTAGGAGGTTTAGGTATTGCGGCAAACGATACAAATGGAAATTTTGGAGCTGCAGGTAATGCATCTTATTTTGGTGGAACAGGTACAGCCGCATCTTCAAAAGTAAGTACAAATACAGGGATAGGTGGTCAAGGTGGAACTAATACTTCAAATACATCAAATAGTTTTAATAACTCTTATGTATTTGGACAACAAGTAGGAAATAACTATAGTAGCGCTACGTTTAATGCAAATTTATTTGGTGGTAATATTCTGCAAGTTCAGATGAGGCCTCTAATATATGGTTTATATGGTGGAGGAATAACAACAGCAGATGTGGCTACAAGCGGAACAGGTTATAGATTGGTTGGTGGAAATACAGCTCAAGTAATAACAACATTTACTAACAGTTCTACAAATGGTGCTAATGGATCATTATTAACAAATAATCCAGCTCATTTATTTTTTGCTTTAGGTGGAGGAGGCGGAGCTTCTGGTAATTCAGCAGGCACAATTGCAGGATATACAGGTGGAAATGGTGGCCCAGGTGGTGGCGGTGGCGGAGGCGGAGCTTCTGCAAATGGTGCTAATTCAGGTGCTGGAGGCAGAGGTGGTGATGGATTTTGTATGGTAATAACATATTTCTAATGAATAAAAGATATGCTCTTATTGAAGATGGAATTGTAGCTAACATTATTGCTGCAACGGAAGACCCATCATACATGACTGATTTACTTTGTATTGAAGTAGATGATACGGTTCAAATTGGTTACCTTTACGATGGAATAAATTTTATAGAAAATGAGAACAGCGATTATAATAATTTCGATACTATTAGCTAGTTGCAGCCCAATAAACCGTTTTACTCGTCTAGTTGAGAAGTATCCATACCTACTTACTCAGGATACATTGATCATCCATGATACTATCAATCTATACATACCTGAGGTGCATACAGACACTGTAGTAACATTGAGAGAACTTGTTGATACAATTACTCTAACTAAGGACAGAGTTACTGTTAAAACGTGGTATGTGCCAAAAGAGAAGAAGGTATACATACAAGGCAAATGTGATCCTGTTTACATCACTAAAATAGTGGAGAGAAAAATCCCTGTTAAGTATTATGAGAAGTACCCATGGTGGAAGAAGCTGCTAAACAACCTGTTGGCTTTTTTGATTATATTTGTAGTACTTTATATCTTATATCGGGCATATAAATTTTTTAGATGAAAACAAACACTATTATCATTTTGTCAAGCTTTATTACGCTATTTGCGCCAGTCGGACCATTAGTCACAGTTGCATTAATTTCTATCGGTTTTGATCTAGGTTTTGGGATCTGGAGATCTATTAAAAGCAGACGTAAGGCTGGATCAACTGCTAAGATTGGAGATATAATTACTAGCCAGAAGATGTTGGCAACAGGTATCAAATGCCTTATATATGCAGCCGCAATATTTTTCTTTTACTTGGTAGAGAAGTACATCGCAGGTGACATCATATCTCACTTCATATCAATCGAGTTATTGTTAACTAAAGCTGTTGCATTGTTCTTTGTTTTCATTGAGGTTAAGAGCATGAATGAAAGCTATAAAGACGTTACCGGAAAAGATATTTTAAAATCGTTTAGAGACTTTATCACAGGTCTTAAAAGCGAGAGCGATAAATGGAGATAATATGAAGTTACCATCTAATATCAAACAGGTTCCTATGAAGGAATCTCAGTACATTAAGACTGAGACAAAGAAGAGTATGATCGTATTACACCACACAGCAGGAAACAGCTCAGGGGTGGGTACAATTAAGATGTGGGACAATGACGATAGAGGTCGCATTGCAACATGTGTAGTTATCTCAGGAAAGGGACAATCAAAAGATACATACGACGGAGAGATCTGTCAAGCGTTTAGTTCAAAGTATTGGGGATATCACCTAGGCCTTAAGCAAGATATATTCAGAGCTAAGGGTGTTCCTTATAAGTCAATCGATCCGATGTGTGTAGCTGTTGAGATATGCAATTGGGGTCCATTAACTAAGAAGGGTGATAAATTCTATAACTATGTGAGTAGAGAGGTTCCTATCGATCAGGTATGTGAACTAGAGAAGCCATACAAAGGACGTAAGTATTACCATGCATACACAGACGCACAGATCGAATCTCTACGTCAATTGATGTTGTATTGGGCTAATATATATAATATTGATCTGACGTACCGTGAAGCAGATATGTGGGATATTTCAGTTAGAGGATTAAAGGGGGAGAATGGTGTATATAGCCATAACTCATTTAGAAAAGACAAGTCTGATATCTATCCTTGCCCTCGAATGATTGCTATGTTAAAGAGTCTCTAATTTTTTTATTAAATTTGTGATATGAAAAAGAAGGGAGAATCTACGTCATTGATCAAGGTGAAGGTAAGTCGCCCTGGAATTCATTCAAAATGCAAGACATCTAAATTGAAGTCTTCAAAGAACTATAAGAAACTTAACCGAGGACAAGGAAGATGAAAGTAAATAATTATAACGTAGTAGCACCAAATGTTAATTGTACTGTATTCGGTACAGATGAAAATGGTTCTCAAAAGAATTTTAACGTACAAGCTTTATTGGCATTGAATGCTACGCCTGAGGTTGTTACTACAAACTTATTAACGTCTCATACGATTACTAAGACCAACACATACTTTACAGGAACAGCAGGTGCATCATTTGCGATTACTCTTCCGGCATCTAACTCAAATTTAAATGGCGCTAAGTATGTTGTAATGGCAACTGAAACTCGTTCTACAACGACATGGATATCATCAGGCGCTACAATTATAGGAGCTCCATCAACATTAACAGCAAACACGCCAGTGTGTTTGCAATATAATCACGCCAACGCAACTTGGTACATATCTTTATAAACTATGGCAATTATACCACTTAATCAAAAATTTCACACTATAGAAAATAGTGTTGTAACTAAAGAACGCGGATCAGCATTAGTAAATGCTCAGAAAAACATTTACACTATGCAGGATATCATTGATACTGCAGGTGGCGGCTTAGGAGGAACTCAATATGTATTTGTAGCAGCAGATGGAACGGATGTACAAAATGCAACCGAGTTAACCGCAGCTTATGTTACTGCTCAGGGTATGTCCCCAAGTGCAACAAAAAGAATTACTATTATTGCAGCTCCAGGTAACTACAATTTTAGTGCTGAATTTGTAATGTCAACACAATACATTGATTTAGTTTCATTAGATGGAAATAAGAGCATAGTATTTAATGGCTCAGCTACAATAAGAGTGAATGCAAACGATGTTTTTGTAAAAGGAGTCGATGTTTTAACAAAGCAATTTAAAATAGGAAACAACTTAAATTTACTAAAAGTTGAAAACTGCAAAGGGGGTAATAACTCATTTGGTGGCCAAAATGGTGTTGCTGTATCTGGTACGTTTACTAATTGCATAGGTGGAGAAAATTCATTCGGGTGGCTTGACAGTGCATCAGGAACGTTTACTAATTGCATAGCAGGTCAAGCCTCATTCGGATATGCTGCAAATGCAAGTGGCATATTTACTAATTGCTCAAGTGCTGAAGGTGATATATTTGGTTATTTTGGTACTGCAAGTGGAACATTTAATAATTGTACAGCAGGTACATTTAGTTTTGCAAATTCTGGGCTTGCAAGTGGTGTATTTACAAATTGCGTAGGGGATCTTCAATCCTTTGGCAATGGTGGTCCGACTTCAAGTTTAACTGGTTCTTTGTATTATTGCAGATTGATACAAGGAAATTTTGCATCCGTAAGTGGCTCTGGAGTTACAAGATTGTGCATTGATGGTAATAATGTAATAAATAATCAAGGTTAAAATGAAAACATATAAATCAAATATCGAAGGTGCTTGGGTAGAAATACTTAAAGTAGAATTGACAGCAGAGCAAAAATCTGTTTTGATGTCAAATAATGAAAATGATAAAGAGGCTAAAAATAATTTATTGCTGAGCATTCAAAACCAAAGAGAGGTTGCGGTTTCCGAAAATAAATTACAAGAATTAGTTAATTTTTACAATACAATTAAGCCAGCATTAAAAGAAACAGACGCATATCAACTAATCTCAGCAGATTTGTCTGAAGCAAATACATTTGAAGGTATTTTGAATTGCCGAGTAAATGGCGAGCATATACAAATAAGATTCTAAAAAGAAATCAGAGTTTACGAATAAAAATAGTACATTTACATCAAATCAAATAAAATGGAAACAAAGAAAATCAAACAAGAACAGCTTGATCGATTGATCGAGGCTAACAGAAAATTCAGAGACCTTAAGTTTAACATCGCAGATATCGAGATCAATTTCGAGCGTCTTAAAGTTCAGAAGAACCAAATAATGGCAAACATGGAAATCGCTGCTCATGACTTGGCTTCTGTTCAAGAAGAGATTTACAACGAGTATGGCGATGTAAAAGTAAACCTTCAAACAGGTGAATTTAATTAGAAAAATATCGGTTGGTCCTGACTACATGAAGTGCATGCACTACGTTGTAGGACAACGCGTTCTCCGAGATGAGTATGAGATCGAATCAATTATCAAGAATGATGATGGATCTATTTCTATTTGGATCATGCAGGATGGCGCGATTGTTTGTTGGAAAAACTTCTCGGCAAATATGCCAATCTCAACAGAGTACAAAATAGATTTCTAATGAAAGCTCCCTACTGCTTCATCATAAAGCCGGTTGGCTTGAGGCGGTACGACAACATAAGACAATTCGGAGACTCCGAGTTTATTATTAGTACCTCTCAGGAAGACCACCGCGTATCTAATAGATTCGCAGAGGTTGTATCCGTGCCTATATATTACGATGGTCCAATCCAACCAGGCGATACTGTCTGTGTGCACCACAATGTTTTTAAGTTCTACTACGATATGAAGGGTAGACAACGCAGCAGTTGGCATCATTTAATTGATGACCTATTTATTGCTGAACCAGATCAGATTTATCTCTTTAAAAGAGGTGAAGATTGGCAGGCTCCATATCCATTTGTTTTTGTTAGACCAATTGAATCAGAAGACCGAATGTTTAATCAAACAGGCGGACTAGAGCAGATGTGGGGTGAGTTGGTATATAAGAATGAGAAGATGGATGAGGTTGAGCAAGGAGACATTGTTTCCTATACTCCTGACTGCGAGTATGAGTTTAAGATTGACGATGAGATTCTTTACCGAATGTATAACCGGAACATATGTCTAAAAAAATAGAGATTGTAGAAGCAGCTAAGCAAGCAATTGATGAGTTGATCAAAGTACTTAAGTCGCCTATTATTACTCACGCTGAGGATGATATATCGGCAGATAAGATGAAGAATGCTGCATCAGCTAAACGTCTAGCATTTGAGGATGCTATGTATATGCTTACAAAGATTGAGGAGGAAGAAAGCAGAGAGGCTCAACCTGCCGAAGTAACTGCCGGTAAAGGTGGTTGGGCTGAAGGAAGGGCTAAGACAAGGAATGGAAAATAAGTTATACTCCATATTAGATAACTACCTACAACGTCAAGTTGTATCGACTAAGAACAAACATAAGTCTTGGAATTATGGGTATCACCCTGAGTACGACCTTATAGTTATATCAAAAGATGGAACAATTGGTCCAATATACGAGATCAATGGGTTAAAGATAGCTATACCATCTATACCAAAAGAAATAGAGAATACAAATAACAGATGGAAGGCACAAGAGTATCCTGCTGAACTACAGAAGATCAAGTCAATATTTGATTGGAATAGGAAAGACAATGCATTCAAATCTAAGTATGTAGATAGTATTGAGAGTGAGTTTGACAGACGTGAGCATGGGCATTGGTTTATGAACAACGGTCAACCTACCTATCTTACCGGAACACATTATATGTATTTGCAGTGGACTAAGATTGACGTCGGTCTACCTGACTTCCGTGAATCCAACCGGATATTCTACATATATTGGGAGGCATGTAAGGCTGACAACAGATCGTTCGGTATGTGTTACCTAAAGAACCGTCGTTCAGGTTTCTCCTTCATGTCGTCTTCTGAGACATCGAATCAAGGTACAATTGTCCGTGACTCTCGTCTTGGAATCCTATCTAAAACAGGATCGGATGCTAAGAAGATGTTTACCGACAAGGTTGTACCTATTGTAAGAAATTACCCCTTCTTTTTCAAGCCGATCCAGGACGGTATGGATAACCCGAAGACGGAGTTAGCCTTCCGTGTTCCCGCGAGTAAGATTACTCGTAAGAACATGGATGAGGAGCGCGAGGATGACATAGAAGGGTTGGATACTACCATCGACTGGAAGAACACAGCTGACAACAGTTATGATGGTGAGAAGTTATTGTTACTTGTACATGATGAGAGCGGTAAGTGGGAGAAGCCTGAGAACATTTTAAACAACTGGCGAGTAACAAAGACTTGTCTTCGATTGGGATCTAAGATCATCGGTAAGTGTATGATGGGATCAACATCAAACGCACTATCAAAAGGTGGTGAGAACTTCAAGAAACTATTTAATGATAGCGATCCTAGACAACGATCTGCCAATGGTCAGACTAAGTCAGGATTATATGCCTTGTTCATTCCTATGGAGTGGAACTACGAGGGTTATATCGATGAGTATGGTTGGCCTGTATTTGAAGACCCAAAGAAGCCGGTAAAAGGAGTCGATGGTGAGATGATTTATAACGGTGTAATTACCTATTGGAACAATGAGGTAGCAGCATTAAAGTCTGATGCTGATGCACTCAATGAGTTCTATCGTCAGTTCCCTCGCACAGAGTCTCATGCGTTTAGGGATGAGTCAAGGCAATCGTTATTTAACTTGACTAAGATATACCAACAGATTGACTACAACGACTCGATGATAAAGGACCGCGTCATTACTAGAGGTTACTTCCATTGGAAAGGTGGAGTAAAAGATAGCGAGGTTATTTGGACGCCTGACCCTAAGGGTAGGTTCTATGTGTCATGGATTCCTGAGCAGGGATTAAGAAACCGTATTGTATACAAGAACGGAAGAAGGTTCCCGGCAAATGAGCATATCGGAGCGTTTGGATGTGACCCCTATGACATCTCTGGAGTAGTAGGTGGTGGTGGATCGAATGGTGCACTACATGGGCTAACTAAATTCCATATGGAGAAGGCCCCTACAAATGAGTTCTTTTTAGAGTATGTGGCTAGACCACAAACAGCAGAGATATTCTTTGAGGATGTATTGATGGCATGTGTATTCTACGGCATGTCAATACTTCCTGAGAATAATAAGGCCCGACTGTTATATCACTTTAAAAATAGAGGGTATAGGGGTTATGTAATGAACAGACCTGATAAGCAGACACACAAGCTATCTAAGACCGAATTAGAGCTTGGTGGAATACCTAACTCATCTGAGGATGTTAAGCAGGCTCACGCGGCAGCTATTGAGTCTTATATAGAGGAGTATGTTGGTTTAGATAGCGAAGGAACTTATAGAGATTCTGATTCGATGGGTTCTATGTATTTTACTAGAACATTAGAAGATTGGGCTCGATTTGATATTAATAATAGAACAAAACACGATGCCTCCATCAGTTCAGGTTTAGCTATTATGGCTACACGCAAGTATATGTTTACACCTGAGAAGAAGGAATCAAAAATAAGTATTAAATTTGTAAAATACGATAATCGTGGAAACAGAAGCGAAATAATAAAATAATGGAGAAACCACAAGTTTTAATTTCCCAAAGGCCGTTCCCGAATCAGATGGCTACCGACGAAGAGAAAGCTACTTTCGAGTACGGTCTTAAGGTAGCAAAGTCTATTGAGGGTGAGTGGTTCAAAAGAAAAGCAAATTCGTGTAGGTTCTATCATCAGTGGGGGGAATTCCACCGATTGAGGCTATACGCAAGAGGAGAGCAGCCAATTCAGAAATATAAAGATGAATTGTCTATTAACGGAGATATGTCTATGTTAAACTTAGACTGGTCTCCTATTCCCATTATTCCCAAGTTCGTAGACCTTGTTGTAAACGGTATGTCTGAGCGTCCTTATGCTATCAAGGCAGAGGCTCAAGATATTATGTCGGCTGAGAAAAAGAATATCTTCCAAGATATGATCGAGGCTGATATGGTAGCAAAAGACTTCCTTCAGTTAACTAAAGATGAGTTTGGTATTGATGCATTTAATGTTGATCCAAATGAACTTCCTGAGAACGATGAAGAGCTATCGTTGTACATGCAATTAAAATACAAACCAAGTATTGAGATCGCAGAAGAGGTGGCTATTGATACATTGCTCAAGATGAATGACTATGAGCATATCAAAAAGTTATATGACTATGATGTTACCACTATTGGTATAGGAGCTGTAAGACATACATTCTTAGTAAACGATGGAGTTAAGGTTGACTATGTTGACCCAGCTAATATGATCTACAGTTATACTGAGAAAAATGATTTCTCTGACTGTTATTATTTTGGTGAGGTTAAAATGGTTCACTATACTGAGTTACTTAAAATTGATCCTACACTTACAGACGAGCAACTTCAGGAAATTAGAAATGCTAGTTCTGCATGGTATGATTACTTCCCTATTGTAAGAAATTATCAAGATGACTCATTTTTAAATGAAGTTGTTACATTGCTATACTTTAACTACAAAACTGACAAACGTTTTGTGTGGAAAAAGAAATTACTTGAGAACGGAGGAGAGAGAGTTATTCGTAAGGATGAGTCATTTAATCCAATTATAGAAGACGGAATGCTATACGAAAGAGTAGAAGCAGTTCGTGATGTTTGGTATGATGGTATCCTTGTAGGTGGATCTAATATCCTTGTCAAGTGGGAGATGATGAAAAATATGGTTAGGCCTAAATCTGCTAGTCAGAAAGCGCTTCCTAACTATGTGGTCCATGCTCCAAGAATGTATAAAGGAAACATCGAATCTTTGGTTCGACGTATGATTCCTTTTGCTGATCAGATTCAGTTAACTCACCTTAAGTTGCAACAAGTGATGGCACGAGTTGTTCCGGATGGTGTATTTATAGATGCCGATGGTATTAATGAGGTTGACTTAGGTACAGGTGCAGCATACAACCCAGAGGATGCATTGAAGCTATATTTCCAAACAGGTAGTGTTATCGGACGTAGTTATACTCAAGATGGTGATTTTAACAATGCGCGTATTCCTATCCAAGAGTTAAATACTAACTCTGGTCAAGGTAAGATGGCTGCGTTAATTGGTAACTACAATCACTACTTAAATATGATCCGCGATGTGACAGGTATCAATGAGGCTAGAGATGCATCTACTCCTCATCCTGATGCATTGGTTGGTGTTCAGAAATTAGCTGCGCTTAACTCAAACACAGCAACAAGACATATCCTTGAGTCAGGATTATATACTACTAAACGATTAGCTGATTGTTTATCAGTTCGTATCGCTGACGTATTAGAGTATTCTGATTTCGCTGAGGAGTTTGCTATGCAGATAGGTAAGTATAATGTGGCTATATTAAACGATATTAAAGACTTATACTTACATGACTTTGGGATCTTTATTGATCTTGCTCCAGATGAGGAAGAGAAACAAAGACTAGAGGCAAATATTCAGATCGCTCTTCAGCAACAAACAATTGACTTAGAGGATGCAATTGATATCCGAATGATCAACAATGTTAAGTTGGCTAATGAGATGCTTAAGGTTAAGCGTAAGCGTCGAATGGAGCAACAACAGAAACAAAAAGAGATGGAGTTCCAGATGCAAATGCAATCGAACATTCAATCTCAACAAGCTGCGTCTGAACAGAAAGCACAACTTATCCAATTAGAGGCACAATCTAAAATACAACTTAAGCAAGCTGAAGCTCAATATAGAATTCAAGAGATGCAGGCAGAGGTTGAACTTAAGCGTCAATTAATGGATGTCGAGTTCCAATATAACATGCAATTAAAAGGTATGGAGGGACAGGTTATCAAGGATAGAGACATGGATAAAGAGAAGGCAAAAGATAAACGAATTGACTTACAAGCTACACGTCAATCTGAGCTAATTAATCAAAGACAAAACAATTTACCTCCTAAGAATTTCGAGAGTACTGAGGATAGTCTTGATGGATTTGACTTAGAGTCTTTTGGACCAAAATAGACGTAAGTAAATAATACTTAACTTTGTAACAATTAAATCCAATTATAATGAGTGAATTTACAGTAAGAACAGTTGACTACGAAGAGAAGTCACTGGCAGAAAAAGAGACAGAATTATTAAAGGCGCATGAAGAGCAACCGGAGGAAACTCCAACAATTGATCTTTCAAATGTTGAAACGCCAACAAATGCACCTATAGAAACACCTCCGGCAAACGAGCCGGTTGAATTAGACGAATCTACTGTTGTATCTTACTTAGGTAAGAGATGGAATAGGGAAATTAATTCATTAGATGACTTAGCTGATCAACGTGCAGCTAACGACGATCTTCCTGAAGATGTTTCGGCATTCCTTAAATACAAGAAAGAAACTGGGCGTGGTATTGAAGACTTTATTAATTTAAATAGAGACTACAACACCATGGATCAGGATACTTTGCTTCTTGAATATAATCGAGAACAAAACAAAGGTCTAGACTTAGATGATGTAAAGTTTGAGTTAGAGACAAAGTTTGGTTACGATGAAGATTTTGATGACGAAAAGGAAATCAAGAAAAAACAAGTAGCAAAGAAAAAAGAGCTTGCTAAAGCTAAGGAGTATTTTAATCAATTGAAGGATCAGTACAAGGTTCCGCTTGAGTCAAGGGAAGCCTTTGTTCCACAAGAAGATAGAGATGCATACGAAGCTTACAAGAAACAAATAGAGTCTGGAGCTGAAGCCCAGGAAGACCAAGCAAAGAAGTCGAAGTATTTTGCTGACAAAACAAATGAGTTATTCTCTGATAAATTCGAAGGTTTCGGATTCAATATTGATGAGGGTAAGAAAGTTGTTTACACACCAGCAGATGCAAAGACTTTGAGTCAAGAACAATCTAACTTATCGAACTTTGTAAATAAGTTCTTAAATGAAGAAGGTTACTTGAAAGATGCGGAAAGCTTCCATCGTGCAATTGCTGTTGCCTCAAACCCTGAGAAATTTGCTAAGTTCTTCTATGAGAAGGGTAAAGCAGAGGCGGTTGATGGGATTGCTAAAGAATCAAAGAATATTGATATGGTTCGACAAGCACCCCAAGTAACTAATAAAGCTGAGGGCCTACAGGTTAGAGCATCTGAACCAAGTGGTT